GAAGCTGCTGGAACTCTTCATTCTTACGATAGAGAGTATAGAACTTATCTATCTTACGAGTTGCCTCCATCCCTGCATCATCAACATCTGTACCAAAGAGATCCTTCTGTAGATCGTCAATCGACATAACCTCTTCTTGATTTAGATTCTCGTTATCCTCTTCCACAGCTGAAGTGTTAGCATCTGCTACATCTTCTGCAGAGAACAGTATATCAGCCTCTTCATCTGGTTCATCATCAATTGTATCGAATCCTAAAGCAGCCAACTCTGCCTCTAAGCTAGTTAAATCAGAGCGAGCCCCTGTCTCTGTAGCATTTGCTTCAGTCTTCGCCTCAGCCTTCGCCTGTACAGGCTCATGCACTAGTTCTTCAGCCGAAACAACTTCTCTTGCTGGCAGTTCAACTGTTTCTGAAGTATCTTTGCCAAGAAGTTCTGCTAGACGCTTCTGTAGGTTTGCAATTTCACTTTCTATAGCCTTTGCAGCTGCTAGCTCAGCATCCTCAGCCTTTTCAGCAGGTGCTGAAGCTACCTCTACGGTTTCTGATGCTGCATTTACGGGCTCTGCCAGTGATGGTTTTGAAGCTATTTCTGCAGTTGGTTCTGAAACTGGCTCCGCAGCAACTTCTGTAGCTACTGGCTCCTCTTGCTCTTTTGGTTCAGTCGAAGTTTCCGAAACTGCTGCAACTGCTTCTGTAGCTGCATCATCACTAGTATCATGCGAATCAACTGCTTCAGCAGTCTCTAATGCCACCGGCTTATCAGCCTTTTCTGTCTCTTCATCCATGTATAGTTCAGAGTAGTTGACAGGCTCCTCATAAGGAACATCTATGTCATCATTACCGAATGCGAAATCATCTGCTTCTGCTGTAGATTCAGTTTCAGGTTCAAGTTCGTAGTCCGTCTCTGGCTCTTTGTTATCATCTGTAAGCTCATCGTACGAGAATGTCTCTGGCTCATCATCGTCATCCTCATCATCGAAGTCAAATTCCTCAGCTTCAGCACGCTCCTGCGCACGCGAAACCCTACTTGGCTTCACATAGTCGAGATACTGGCTTACAGTCTCCTCATCCTCATCTGTATCTTCAATATCAATATCAAAGTTGAATAAATCATCGTCTGATTTGTCTGCATGAACATCTTCTTTATCAGCGTCCTCATGGTTACCGATAAATGCAGAAAGCTCTGTCTCAAATTCATCTTCTGGAAGCTTAAACTCGTCCCTAGTGTCAGCTGCGGACACATGAACCATATCATCAACGAAGTTATGTGGTGGCTCTGCTTGGAACACTTCCTCGTGCGACTTGCGGCGAGCACTTAGATACTCATCAAAATCCGCAGAAGCTGCATCTAGTCTATGCGAAACTTCCTTCTCATCCATCTCGCTTGCCTGCTTCTCCAGTTCAGCAACGATATCGTCCTTGAGTTCTGTGTATCCCTGAGTGTGCTCCCTTTCTTCATTAGGTAGAATAGAATCACTAAAATCAGAGTCAGCCGAAACGGATGCTTCTTCAGCTTCCTTCGCAGCCTTCTCTCGCTCTTCTTTTTCCTGCTTCATGACCTCTATGAAGTTCATAGTGCGTCCGTGACCAGATGCCGGAGCAGCTGCGGAATCACGCTTTAGAATTTCCTCGAGGGAATCCGGCTCCTCAGCCTTATGCGCAGGCTCAGCAGTATTGTGCCTATCCCAATCATTATTAACTGAACTGAACGACTGTGTTACGGTTTCAGCTTCCTCATCGTCAATCCCAGTTGTCTCCCAAGGGGATCTGATTTTCTTAGTAGGTTTCTTATGGCTCTCCTCAATTACAGAGCTCCAATCGAAAGAAACCGAACTTGTTTTCTTCTTAGGCTCCTTAATCTCTAAATCCTCGGATCCGAAATTAAAGTCGAACTTCGTAGAAGATTCTCTCTTGTCCATCATATTTCCTTCTCTATTCGACGAACTAAACGCTGTATGTTCGTGTACTGATGGTTCTGCATCAAGGCTCAATCTTGCACCACATACACTGCAAAATTTAGCGCCTTCTGTTACTTCATTGCCACAATTGCTACAGAACATTGTTACCTCCCAAATCCACTAAAAACACTCGAGCGAGAGCATCGCTTTTGTGCTGGTTGTCAATCTTCTATAAAGATTCATTGGAAATTATACAACAAGGATAAGTTAATAGCAAGATTTCGCTTGCGATTAGTGGAATTCGCGCAATAAATACATAATTTTATACAAAATTATCGTCATTTTGTACTATCTTTTCCGCCTTTTTTATGATAACATTATCCGTCAAGAGGCACGCGCAACATCAATAGATAGGAATTAGTCCCACCCGTGTTCCTATTTATTGTGGAAATATTGTATTTCCTGCACCTGTTTTAAATCGCGCTGCTTCTTTTTTTATTGTATCATGATTGATTTTGCTAAGGTTTAGTTATTGTGATGAATTGAAATGTTTTTAACGTATTTTATAAATACATTTGTGTATGAACGATAAGATATAAGCACATAAAATTGCTTATGCACATCACACGCCCTATCTGAATGCATGTGCAACTAAACGCTTAAATTAAATTCTGATTTAATTCGATTTTTTTCAAACTTTTTCTTGACTGCCTTATAAATCAATGCTAGACTATATAAGCTGTTAAGCGAACAACTAAATATGTGTGATTAGCTCAGCTGGCAGAGCACCTGACTCTTAATCAGGGTGTCCAGGGTTCGAACCCCTGATCACGCACCATAAAAAACACCGCAATTTTAACGAGTTGCGGTGTTTTTCTTTATCGTTAGAGTTTACCCTTATTGTCGATATTACCACCTATTACCACATGTTGGTGTGGTATAAAGTGTGGTATTTTTCTAAATTAATCTTCTTCAAAAAACAAAGAAGGAGGGCATCTCTGCCCTCACAACTTATGTATAAAGAGCAGGCGACACTCACCTGCTGAACCATATTATATATATTATGAATAAATATGTCTAACTATATGACTGATATCTCACCATTTTCATTTGCCTCTACATCGACCTTACCATCAGTGATAAGAGTTCCGTCTTTGATAGCAAACACGGCATTATCACCCTTAACGAGACCTTTCTCTACGCGACCTCCATCACTGTTGTAGAATTGCCATTTACTATCAACTTTTACCCATCCAGTCTGCATCGTTCCACCAGAATTGAAGTAGTAATTTTTACCTGATATTGCATGCATACCACTTATGTATGCACTTCCGTTGTTAGGTTCTAGATAATACCACTTACCATCTATTGACAGCCACCCTGTGTGCATCTTACAGTTACTATCAAAGTAGTACCATTTGTCTTTGATTTGCTGCCAACCAGTGACAGCATAGCCAGAGCTATCGAAGTAGTACCATGCGCCATCTAGCTGCGCCCAGGTTGATTTATAGTAGCTGCCATTTGATGTTCTATACCACCAACCTTTTGAATCCTGTACCCAACCTACAGTTGGAGTAGTTGAGTAATCTGGTCTATATATATTTCTTATATTTTTAGGATATCTGATTCTTATAGCTACTCTCGAACCGCTTGTATTTCCCTCAAGTGTGGTAAGTGTGCCATTCGCATTTCTACTTATTACAAACCCTATGTGGTCTCGTGAACCGCTTCCGGAGTTGTTCCCTCTTCCTGACCAGCAGAATATAACGATATCACCAGCTTGAGCTTCTGATAGATTTACCCATTTCAGATTCTTACTACACCAAATCTGTGCGTTAGCGACATTGTTGTTCTTCTCCCACTTAATTCCCAAATGTGAGAGTATATATGATACGAAGACCGCACACCATGCCCAACCTCTATATGAGGCTGAGCCGTAGTACCAATCTGCGAATGTTGCAGAACCTTGCCCTAGAAATTTCCTAGCATACTCTATAACTTTGTTCCCATTCATCTTACACCTCCTTGTCTGTTGGCGCGTCTGATGGATCGTGTTCTTCTTGTGATATCGCTGTAAATCCTGGTGTGTGCTCTCCTCCAATCTCATCTCTAGGCTTTTTGTAAGTCATAGCCATTTTAGAGTCGCTTGTGCCTTTAGTTGTCGGATCGGTTATAACCCCAATCTGCCATAGGAAGAATAAAAGCATTTTGGCTGTTTCTTCTAAAAGTTCTTGTTGAGGTACTCCTTGTTTTACCGCATTAATCACTTTTATGAACTGATACAACAGCGCAATCATGCCAAGTGCAAATGTAGTCAGCCATGCGTAATTTCTAAACCTTACTCTCCAATTGATTCTCATCTGTTTTGCCTCCTTTTAGCAATAAAAATACCGAGTGTAACTCGGCTAATTACCTTTTAACTTATTCTCTAAATCTTCAAGGCGGTGATTCACTACTTTGAGTCTTTCCTCTATAACAGGAATGCGACTAGCGAAATCGTTATGCCTCCTAACTTCCTCGGTCAATCTGTCAATCTTGAAGTCCGTTAAGCAACTAGTCTTACGGATTCCGTATAGTGATCCTGCGCCTGCGCCTGTAGCCGTCACAACAGCCACTATAACGCTTGTCCAATCAATCATCTATTTTTCCTCCGCTAATAATTGCCAAGCTTCTTGATGCCATATATTCTCACAGGAATCATCGCAGCACTTGTTGTCGCTATAGATGTATTTCCTTGTGTTTTGTAAGTTCCGTTTCCAAATGTAATTCTGTGTGAGCTACCGCTCCCAGAGCTGGTGACTTGTCTTGCATTTACCCAAAAATTTGTGCCACCACCGCCAATTGATGATGCGCAAAATTTTACCGATTCGCCTTTTTTTAAACTCATACTAGAGCGTGTATATTCTCCCACATAATCACTCCATTCTATGATGTACTCATCATAGCTTCCATCAATCGCAAGTGACTGCGCTGCAAATTGCGAATTCGGGCTTGAATTGCTCCACAGCAAGCTTCTAGTTTCGACCGTCGCTAACATTTTCTTGATTTCAAGTAACGTATTTAAAACACTTATCATATTGCACCTCCTACGCTCTTATTGATGATCCAAAAAATGAAGCAAGCTCATTCTCTGCACTATTATTGTCAATTCGGATATCATTCGTTGATGCCTTTAATCTTTGGATATCTTCTTTCAACTGAGCAATTCCATTCTGTAATTGCCCAGCTACGGTATTGTTAACGGCAGCCTTTAACAAAGCAATGTATTGTGTTGTTATTGCCTCTAGATTCATCGGTGTTGGGAACGCTGGAATAACCATTCCACATAAATCTCTATCCTGCCTTGTATCAACAATGTTAGCATTGGTTATCTCTGTCGCTCCTGGCATAACGTATATGTCAGCAAGTGCAATCTCGTAGTAGTTTGATTCTCTCACAAGTTCAGGAGCCGTTGGAGTCGTAGATGATACGCCCTCCTTTTTATAAATCTCAATGCTTCTTACGCTATCAGAATCATCCATCCTTGCAACAATTCTATCTATCCTCTTTAGTGAGGTATGTGCAGCACTGATAGAGATAATCCTTTTGTTTTGCTCGTAACCTCTTGTACCTTCAATATGGCAGCCTCCAGGCATCACCGCTACTGTCATTCCTCCGTTTGATACAACCTGCAAATTACTACCATCTGCACTTGTCATAAACACACCATTGCTCCAGCACATTTTATTAAATGTGCGCTCCATCCTATGGTCGATTGCTCTATCCCCATATGGATCAGATGGTGTGGTTTTTGAGATAAATGGATAACTTATCATATGTCCTCCTTCCTATATGCTGACTGGAATATACTTAGCTTTTCTAGGTGTGCCAAATGTGATTTTTAACTCCAGTCTGTTTTTGCTATACGTTTCATTTACTTCTACAATTCGAGCTTTGAATGTCTGCTCAATCTCATCAAACGAGATGCTGCATAAATCACCGATATCATAATCATGTAGATAATAAATATTGTTCTGGATGATATCTGCCACTATGGTTTCTTGTCTATAATGATTAAGCATATCAACCTTGGCTTGCTGTCGCATCTGCTCTCTTATCTGTGCTTCGTTCGCAGGCTTAAGTTCGATTCCAGATACATTACCCTCAATTACTTTTTTAGGGTAATAATCTACATCTATCGGTCTGTTGTTCTCGTCAATGTAGAATTCTGTAATTCTACCTCTGCTATTGCCACCTTCATCTGTGATTATTGCTTCATTTGAGAATCCGGTTGTCTCCATAGTTTGAAAGATTTGATAATACGGAAAAGCATCGCTATCATCATATTGATATTCAACTCTGGATACATTTTCATAGCCTTTTCCAAAAATAATTTTATCGCTTAAATCTCTGCCTACTTTTGGTCCAATGAGATAAGTGAAATGTGGCTCGTCTGGATTCTTTTCCCATCTCTCTAATTCAGATGCAAGTGGCCACTTCCTGATCTCAATTATTGGAGACATGTTGTGCAGTAATAAGTAATTACGTATAGCTTCCCCTATGTTGTCACCTTGCTTTATAGAAAGGTCGACTTCATCTGGCCAAGGACTTCCGTCTGCCGGGTGAATACCTCCAAGAAATGATGGTCTAGGTTGATGTGTTATCCCAATTACATTGTTGGCTAGAACGTGTGCATCTATTTCAAGGCTTACCCAGAATTCCCACTCTGTGTGATCTGCTGCTTTTGCAAATGCGTTACTATCTTCTCTTGCTTGTACAAGGTCTAGCAGTTTTTCTAGAAAATAACCTTTTACAGTAACAAAGGTTCCCTCTATTTTTTCTTCAATAACAGTCTTTTTTACAATGCCAGTTTCTGGACGACCATCTATATTTACATATTTGATTTTGTCATTCCATTCACTTGCAATGGTGTATATCGTAAAATCCCCAGCTTCATTCCACTTTCTATTCCATGTGATTTCGATAAACTCAATTGGCTCCAGTGGATTCATAGCTTTGTCATAAAAGTTGATCATATGCCATCATACCTTCCTGTATATGTGATTTTAGACTTGAACGCTGTTCCACTCGGTGATGTTATCGATATCAAATTTACACCTGGTACAAGCTTCAATTTCCTATAGTCCACAGGGCTCTTTATCATCTCACCATTTAGTGTTGCGTATGCTTTGGAACCATCAATACTAACGATATCTCCCTTTTTCAAAGTTACTTCCGCAACACATGTTGCATCTCCAACTTTTACAACTAAGTCTTTTACATAACCATCTGCTATGATTTTAATAATAGGATTTGTTTTTGCAGTTCCCTCGTATTCTATCAATACACTATCTGATCTATCTTCGGTGGAGTACAACAGTTTCTTACCTGGTGTATAAGCTCTTGTAACTGACCATCTTGCTGTTACACTAGATAAATTCGATTGTTCTTCTCCAACGGCAAAAAGTTCGCCATAAGGCGATAGATAGGATACTTTTAGTGATGCATTTTTTCGATACCTTTCTGTTGGGAATGTCAGTCCTTTAATTGCACATCCTTTTGCTATTTTGACATCTCCCATGTATGTTATTTCAACATCGTAGGTGAATGCTGGATTGTGAAAGAACAGTGCCGCTCTACGCAGTTCTCGATAATCTCCATCATCATAATTTCTAGGAACTGTGGCAACTTCTATCGTTCTAGATCCTTTACGTCGCCCAGTTATTAAATCACCATCACCGATTCCTTTAGCCTCTGTAAATACTTCAATTTGAGGAAACTCTGCTCCTTCAAGCGATGTCATCATCCAATCATCATTTTCATAATTAAATGTTAAGCCATCACTACGGATGGCTCTAACACAATATCCTTTATTTCTCATTTATATATAGTCCCCCGCAAATGCATACTTAGCTGTATTCTTTATAGCTTCTGCCGTCTCTCCAGGAGTCTTTACAGGCTGATAAATGTTGATGTTCTGTACAACATTTCCTGTTTGATTTGCAGCATTATTCTGTGTTGCTCCACTCCAGCTAATCTGCGCATTACGTACAAGATTTGGATTAAATGAAGATGTCATACTCTTTGCAGTATCATCCATAACACTACTTAACATTCCTGAATTTTTGGTTACGCCAACAGCTATACCTGCAGGAATCCATCTTCCAACCTCTGCAGCAAATACTCTTGATGGAGAATTAATACCTAGCACCTTTTTAGCTGCTGAAAGCGCCTTCGAGGCAAGATTTTTCATCGCTGAGAATAATTTACCAGCTGCACCAGCAATACCTCTTACTATGCCAGATATGATGTGTATCCCTACGCTTCCCCAGCTTACGGCTCTAAATGCGCTAAGCATTCTTGATGCAGCACTCTTTGCACTATTCCACATACGACTTGCAAGACTTACAAGTCCTGATATTACAGCAACAACAATACGACCGCCAATACTAGTAATTACTCCCCAAGCGGATCTAAAGCCTTGAATCAAGTGTACAATTGCTGTTGCCCCTGCATTAAACAGCACTGTAGGTAAATTGATAAATGCGTTAACTATTGTTACACATAAGCTTTGTGCTGCGCTAAACAGCGAGCCAATTCCACTTCTTAACGCTCCTGCTATGCCACTTATCATAGATGAACCTAAACTCATCCAGTTAAATGCTGTAAACGCATTCCACATTGCCCTCAATATTTGAGGTATATTTGCTATCAATGTAGGGATTGCATTAATTAGCCCCTTAACTAAAGTAATGATAATTTTCCCACCAGTTACCATTATCTTTGGAGCATTATCATTTATAAGGCCCGCAATATTGGTTATTATCTGTGGGATTTTTTGTATCATCACAGGCATAGAATTTGCCCATCCCTGTGCTAGTTTCAAGAGCATCTCCATACCAGCGCTAACAAACTTCCCAGCATTTTTTCTCAAGCTTGCTGTGAATTGGGTAACCATAGTTAATCCTTTTGATATAAGTCCTGGCATGCTTGCTCCAAGGCTATTGCCTATTTTGCTAAACATCTGCGGAAATGTAGTGCCAATTACATTTACAAGACCCTTCGCGATATTCCCTAATGCTGGCAATAGATTACTGAGGAATGTGCCGGTTGATGTAACAAGGTTCTCCATTGACTTGCTTACATCTCTACCTAGCGTCAAGTTGCCTAAAAAATCTTTAGCAGCCGATTTCATCATGTTGAAGGAACCAGATATTGTAGTTGCAGCTTCTTTAGCTGTTGTTCCAGTTATTCCCATCTGCGTTTGAATAGCATGAATAGCTTGCGTTACATCTGAGAAACTGCTGATATCGTACTTCTTACCGGTGAGCTTTTCGGCATCATTTAAGAGCCTCTGCATCTCACCTTTAGTACCGCCATAACCTAATTTAAGATTATCAAGCATCTGGTACTGTCCACGCGCCAACGACTGATATGTCTGAGTAACCATACTGAGATCGGTTCCCATTTTATTCGCATTGTCAGACATATCTGTAATTGCCTGGTTTGATAGTTTGGCAGCTTTCTTGGTATTTCCTCCCAAGGAGCTAATCATAGCCGCTGAAAACGATGTGACATTTTCCATGTATTCATTTCCTGACATCCCAGCAGTTCTATATGCTTCTGCCGCATACTTCTTCACTCGGCCAGCAGACCCTTTAAATAGTGTTTCTACACCGCCTAGCGACTGTTCTAGTTTTGCTCCCTCGAATATCGCAGTTTTTAATACTTTTCCAATTCCAGCGGCAATTATCGCTGCTTTTATCTTGCTTCCTAATCCTTTTCCAAGCGATGTGCCAGCACTATCCATATCGCCGCCCATCGACTTTTTAAGCATTCCTCCAATGCCTTTTGCGGATGGGATAACCTGTACATATGCTTTTCCTAATTCTGTTGCCATTTATTTATCCCTCCTGAATCTTTCCCTTGCTGCCTCAAACTCCTCTGCAGAGTCAAATATAAGCGTTTCGTGAGTATTTATCTTTTCACTAGCAAATTCACTCACCATATTGGCGGATATTCTTGTAGGGCGATTCCTTCCCTTTTCTCCGTCCTCTGTGCGAGACCACAACAGCAGATTTACAATGTCAAATATCGATGCTAATAAAAAAGTATCGGGAGCTACCACTAGTCCCGATACTTTAATTTTTATTCTGCTTGAGTCTTTTAATCCGGCTGCCAACTTAGCTGCAAGTCTTGCCGGGAGAGCACGATAATCATATATATGATAAGTCTCTACAAAGTCACATATTAATGCATCCTCATCAACATTAATGAAGCTAGCAAGGCAGATTAGTTTTTTAGCTCTTGTGATAACGTGAATATTTCACCTAGTTCTTTTTCGATTAGTCCGCTAGGAACCATGCCCTCATCCGTCCTAACATGATCATACAGTCTCTTTTTATCCTCCTTACCCAACAGCAATCTGATAACAGTAGATATCTGCAATGGATCATCTTCGAGTTCTGCAAGTGCATCAATTAGTTCCATGTTATCCAGGCGTTCTACTTCAATGTTGAAAACAAAACCACTTTCAGTTTCACCGCTAACATATTTCTTTTCTGCCATGACTTACCTCCTTACGCCTTCTCGATATATTCGTAATGTGTGTTTTCAGAGCCATCAGGCTTTGCCGTAATGGTTAGTTCATATCCGATTACTGCATCATCCTTGTACTCAACTTCACCTACTTCAGAAATCGTTCCAGCAGGTACTACAATGCGTTTGATATAGCCTCCCTTAAGTACCGTTTCAATAACATAGATTGCATCTTCTGTTTCAGATGAGTTTGATTTAATCACTACCTTATCATCTAATGTTCCTGTTACATTCTTGCTACCAAATGCAGTTTTCAATACTTCTACATTAAGCGCCTCAATGAGCGTTACTTCAAACTTATCCGTCTTCTCCTTGAGCAGAGATGCTACGGTGTTTCCGCCCCAAGCCTTAACATCATCTGTATCTAGCTTGTTCTCGTTTTTAACACCATCATCACTAATATATCCAAGTGACTTAAATGCTGCATTAAGTGCTGTTTTTGCATCACTTGGAATCGGTGTTCCTACTGGCGCTCTCCAGATAGCACCACCAACTTTTGGCTTTCCCGCAGTAACATATGCTGCATTTACATTTGTTGCCATTTGTATTCCTCCTAATTGTAATAAGTAATATCGTATACTGACTGAAATCTATATCTCTTAGTCGTTAAATCGGTGAAATTATAATCTGAATTGAGTTCAACTTTAGTTGCAACACTATCAGGCCCTGCCATCTTGTACATGACTTCTTTCACCTTTTCGTTCAGCTCTGCAGCTTCATATCGTGTTTTTCCATACGTTTGTACGGCAAATGTTGCCGTGTTCAGTCCTACAGATTCAGTGCCGCCCGTTTTTTCGACTAGAACAAACCTATCACCAGCATTTTTAGGTTCTTCAATATACACCTTAATGCCAGGTAATTTCTTTTTCAGCCATTCAAAAACTGTTAACTCAACCATCATTAACCTCTCATAGCTTTAAGCAGTGTATTGTTTTTCGAGTTATCTTTCCGTGCTTTAATGGTTTTTGCGTGCACAGATGCATTTACACGATTCTTCCCAACATGTGTTGTCATTTCATAACCATCACCGCATCTACTCTGAATTCTTTTAGCGTGTTTACTACACTCTGCCATAAGCTCATCAGACCTTAATAACTCTCTTACACCACTTCTGTTTAACTGAAACTTAGTCATAACATTCCACCTGCACTTGTTTATTCCACGATAGCGGAAGCATTTCTTCTATCCCTTCGATAGGTTCTCCAACAACCTTGAATTTCTTTCCAAAAAATTCAACAAGGCAATCCGCCCAGGTGTGTGTATCACCTTTTGGGATTGCTAGTTTATAGATAACCTTATCGCTCATAATTGATCTTTCTGTTGTGATATCATCAGATGTTACCGGTGCAACAAGTACATTCTCAACGTTGACAGCATGCTCTTCATATATATCTGTATCAAATTTATTTTTACCTGTAACAAGCTTTTCATATAGTGTTACGGTAATTCCTTTAATCTCCATATATATCAATCACTCCTAATCTCTGTCTTTTTAGCCCTAGCCTGGATAGTTCTGCATCTTTGATGAATAGTCCTCCTCCAGGAACTAAATATGTGCCGGAGGTTGTATATCCCATCGCCGATTGAGAGAATTGTGTCATCGGTTCATTAGTTGTAGATGATAGTAGCATTCTTGTAATTACGTCTACCGTCACCGACTTAGCAATGCTCCCTAGAATTGGTGATGCTTCAATCATCTTGTCCAAATCTTTTCCGGTTAAGCTTGCCTCATGCCTAAGCGTGTCACAAACAATAGGCAGGAGCGCTTCTGCACGCTCCTGCTCTTTCGGTAACAAATTTCGCCACATCTTGTTGATATCTTCAAGAGTTGCGTAGTTGCTCATTTCTAAGCCTTCTTTCCGCCCTTTTTGTTAGGCTCATCAGCTTCATCATCTTCAGTTTCAGCCTCTTCAGAATCCTCAGCATCAGCCTCTTCAGCAGCTTCTCTAGCTTCTGCTTCATCTGCATCTTCCCAGAATTCTCCGCTGATTGGTGCATCGACTTCAATAACTTCTCCGCTTATTGTGTTTCTATACCTCATGTTACTAGTCCTTCTTAATAATCTTAGCAAACGCGGATGGATCTAGGATTCCCCAGCCGATATAAGTCTCAGCTCTGAGGTACACCTGGTTGTATGCCTTGAGGTCCTTTCCTGTCTGGTCAGGATCACCGTAAGGGATAACTTCTAGTGGAATATCCTTAGCAAATCCCCACTTAAACCCATTTGCAAAATCTCCTACGTATCCAACAGCCTTGTTTGCAAACGAAACTGTGCTGTTTACATCGCACGCAGTGCCACCAAGAGCACCAGGGCTAGCACCAAATCTAAACTCTGGATACTGTGGCACTCCGTTTACCTTAATCTTTGCAAGCTCACTTCCAAATGTCTTTGATAGAGCAAATCCTGTTACATCATACTCACCGATTGCTGCAGCTGCTGTTTCAAGCACAGCCTCTTCAGTTCCAGCTATGTAGTCAACCTTTGTAACACCTGTTGCAGTATCAAAGCTCTTTGTCCCGATTAGCGTAGATACCTGCTTATCTCTAGGATTAACCCCATGCATTGCCATGATGTCAAGACCACGTGCAATCTTCTTTGAATAACCGTCGTTAAATGCAGTTAGGATATCTAGCTGCTTCTCCTCTGATGCATACATAAATTCATCAGATACTCTAGCTCCGTACTCAACCTTAAGCGGTACAATCTTAACAGGTTCAGCCTTAATGCCACCTGCTCCCTTCTTTCCGCCTTCTCCAACGAGATTTACTTCGCTATCCATCGAGAATGTGAAGATGTCACTTCCAGTAAATGCTACTGGAATCTGCCCCGATAGCTGAGCAAGTGTTGAGTGTCCCTTTACTTTGTTAAATAGGTCTGCTACCACCTCTGGTGCAAACATTGTTCCCATCTGTAGTGTTTCTGCCATGATTTCTTATTCCTTTCTTAAATTACCTAGCATTGATTTTAGTGCAGCCTTTTTCATATCACCGCCTGATGGTTCTGTATCTCTCATCGGCTGTGTTTTAGGCTTACCTAAAAAAGATTTAAAAGTTTCTGCATCCTTTCGCAAAGCGTCTTCATCATCACCTGATAACTTACCTGCAAGCTCATATGGAATACCTGCCTCGTGCGCAACTCTAATCTTCATATCGTTCTTTTCATAAACGCTGATTCGATTTTGCAACTCTGCAAGTTCCTTTTCGTGTCCGGACTGCTTTTCAGTAAATTCTTCAATCTGCTTTGTCTGGGTTGCGATAGTTTCCTCAAGAGTAGCGTTATTTGATTTAATTTCGTCATAATCACTATACTTCTGAGCAAACTTCTGTTCTGCTCGATTCAATCTCTCTCTGATTGCTGCATCGAACTCATCCTGTGTTGTGATCGGTGTAAAATCACTCATGTTCCACCTTACCTTTCTACCACTTACCGGGTGGTTCCCGTAAATATCTAAAAAGCAGCCTCTTCAGGCTGCATTAATAGCTAATTCTTTGTTTTTCATGTATTTTAGTTTCTGAACATAGCCAATATGCCAATATTGTGCTATCCATTAAAGCAATTTCAATATTATCTGCTAATGACTTATACCCAAACCCTCCATTGGTGCCGATCGCTCTTTTTTCACTGTTGCTTACTGTTTGTGCTAATGACGGTTGTCCAGCATGACATATTTCTTTGCTGTATATGCCTTGCTCAAATGCAGCATTCGCTACTATTATCTCTTTTACAGTTGGTAACAGCGGTGCTTTGAGTTTCATTTCCCGCATGTTTTCTTCTAGCAATTGCTGTCCATTAGCACCGTCTACGACTATGTCATATACATTTGGATTCATCATGAACGGTATCATCCAGCTATTCCCTGCTCTTGTTGGTCTGCAGTCTATACATTCAACAAATATCCGTCCATCATCTGTGCGAGATGCAACAGACATTGCAACATTTGTTCCATCTTTGCTGTACTTAACTCCCAGGAACAAACCACCAACAAGTTTAGGCATTGCTTGCACTTGAAGCTCCGCCCACTCGTTAGAGCTTATTGCTGACTTTTGATTGTATCTTAACCACAGTCCAAGTCTCTGTATATTGAAGTCGTCATCATCGTTCCCAACTTCATCAAGTATCTTTCGTTCAGTAAGGATTGTCCCTAAAGACGGATTTGTCTGATACCATGCTTCTTTATCTCTTACATCTGTTTTCTTGTCTACGGACCATTCCGCCCATCCAGTATTTACCGTTTTACCACCTAAGGCATTTTGTCTTAGTTTCAAAAAAACTGTTCCAGAGCTTACTGGTGTTGGTGGTGTTCCACAATACACTGTTTGTGGATTGTTACTATCCGATACAACATACTTTAATGCAGATTCCTGATCATCTGTATATTCTTGCGCCTCGTCTATTACAAGTAAATCAAATCCTTCTCCCAGACCACCTTTCGCTGTTCTGGTTCTGAATTCAATCTTTCCACCGTTTTCCAGTTCAATATGTTCTTTTCCAAACGCTCTGTAAGATGATTTAATCTGCAGCTTTGCTTTTGTAACTAGTTTTAGTAATCTATCCCAAGCTGAATGTGTTGTCGAGGTTCTATGTGCTTTGTGCATGATATGTTCGCCATTTTTTAAGCCCCACAGCTCTCTTATGGCCACAACCTCATTTTTTCCGTTTCGTCTTGGCACTGAATATCCGAATTTAGTATGAGTCCACAGCTTTTCTTCATTTTGTGCCAATATGTCATATATGAGCAGCTCCTGCCACTCTTGTGCAGTCCTACCAGTTTTATTGTAGAGCTTTATTGCCTCAGCCCCTTTTGTTTTATAATAGGGCAATGTTACGAACTCGGTAGGGATCTGCCGTCCAATTCGTACCTCTGGCATAACTCCTCCTAAATTTATTGGGGTGACTGACTGGAATCGAACCAGCGATATTGGAGCCACAATCCAACGCCTTAACCATTTGGCCACAATCACCATGTTGACTTTTTGCCATATATCTGATAATCTCTACTAAAGAGTTAATCCTTTAGGGTTAATTCAAGATGAGATCCGCCCCCGTCTTGGGCTTTCTCATCTTTTTTTTATGTAATTTATTGCCATGAGCATTTCATCGTTTTCAAATACAAACACATCTATATTTTTTACATCGGATGGAGTACTTCTAACGAGCCTGTTCATGATAACTTTATATATCTCTGTTTTAGATTGTTTTTTTCTGATCTCAATAATTAATCCACCAGGATTTGTTTCAATTTGATGTATCCCCTTTTGTACTTGCTTGTCAATCGAATTGGCGGATTGAACACTTTTATGTTCCCACAACCTCCCATTCCATAGGTAATCAGGAAATATTCTGTTTCTTTTTTTAAGTAAAGTTATATCTCCACCAAATTTATCATATAGAATTTTTGCGTACTTTATTTCAGCATCTCCATTCTGCCCTTTTTCCCACCCGGCTTCAGTTTTAATTTCACCTTTTCCTGGAGTAGCACTATCCCAGTATTTTTTTAAAGTTTCTCGACTCATCTTGTTAAATACATCTTCTGACTCCAATTCTTTAGCCTTTTCTATTCTTGCATTTTTTTCGGATGTATATTCCTTCTTGCTCCATACATCAGTGTATCTGCCTTTTTCGTTTCTAAATAGCACTATGCATTTACAGTAATCGTGTCTTCTAAAAAAGTCTGCTGGTTGTTCTCCATATTCATACTCTCCCGCAAGACTATGACACCAATCACAGCACCTGCCTATTTCCCTGCGACTTACTATAGTTTTCAGTCCAACCTGAGCAGAGCTTTCAGCATTTTCTTTGACAAACTCATCATAATAAGCTTGTGTTATATTCTTGATTGGCTCATTAAGATATTTATTTATTGCCTCTTCAGCAATTTCTTTTCGAGTTTTAATCATACTCTTCAATTCCTACGTTATATGCATTCACAAAATTATTTATAAGCGATTCTATTCTTTCTTCTGGGAATGCCGGTTCTATTGGCTTGATATGTATTCCATTCGCCTTGCGTTCAGTCATGACAACCTCTGCAGCTACTTTATTCACAATGCCATGAATATTTACCATAAGCGGCTTTATTGCCTTTTCGGCAATATTCCAATACATTTTGTCATTTGGCATCATCTCAGGCTTGATATTGTCTATCAGCACTCTAGAAGCAATCTCCCCCAATCTCTTGCAAAGGATTGTAATATCTCTTTGAGTCGCTTTGCTGTTTTCAACTTTGAGCCTTATCGCCTTTATAACAACATCTATCGCCAATCTCTCATTAAACGCAGTTTCTATCCTTTTCTGAAGCTCTAAGCCTATATCCTTCATAGAATCCACCTTACTTGTTACTTGCTATTCCCGTTATATCTCTTAGCACTTCCGCATCCAGATAATCAGGTACCGCTTGATTAATCTTTATCGCTCCATCTCCAATGCTGCTCAGCATTGCTGCATCTGGTTCAAACACTGGCTCCCACTTAGGTGTTGTTTTATATACAGCTCTGCGTTTATATGCGAAATCATCTCTTACGCATGCAGCTAGATATCCAGCATTTAGGAAACCTGTTCCAAAATTTCTTTGCGCCTTTTTCGCATATAGTCTCAATGTCTCGTGGGATGCCTTAATAGCTTCCTGCGATGATGGATTGTCCGTGACAAATCCAAGATCATCCATAGTCAAACCTGTTTCACCAGCAAATAACGAAGCAAACATTTTGAGTTGGTCGTTATGTGGCTGCATTGACTGCTGTGTAAACTGCCCAAACTTTGGTTCGCTTTCGTTTCGTCCAGATGAGCTTGTTATCGCAAACATCGCGGACATTGCAGCACTCCATTTATCCAGTATTTCTGTATCAGGACTGAGTCCAGTTACCCACTTTTGCGGAAAGCTGAAAAACTCTGCTGATATTTCCGAGCGTTTAACTGTCCTCGATGCAGATGCAAGTATAGACATGCACGCACGGCTTATCCTCGACCTTCCAAACGGTCTATCTGCATCAGAACGATAGATTATCGGAACGAGCAATGGATACGGTGCTGGATTATCATATACTTCTGCGCCTGATTGCTTGTCATAAATGATTGTGCTTTCTGCCGTGAAATATGCTTCTATTTGAGGGATACCGCTATCATCCCTCTTCAGCACTGCATAGCCTTCTGTGAGCATATTTGTAACGGGATCTAGTATGCCAGTTGCATCATCTCCATTAATTACTTGCAGCCTTGGGAAGCCCTCTTCATCTGCCGATATATAAATAAATGAGCATGATGCTATCAAAGCCCCTAAAATTGCGCTGTCAAAAAGCACATCGCTGTTATTCGCCTGATAAATGCCATTTATATCAAAGGTATCATCAGCAAATTCTCTAAACACAAGCCTATCAGCAATGCTATCTACTGCTTTCCCGCACCAGCCTAATGTTGACATCATATTCCTTAGCTTTGGCGGAGTTGAAATTCCAAAATCTGGTACATTATGCTTCATGGCATAGTACATGTATCTTGTCTTAACTCTGCCTCTCTTGATTGATAATTTTTTTCTTAAATAGCCTATGCCTCTATATGCCATTTCTTTCTCCTAAAAATTTTTCATTACACCCCCTCGTCCGGGGGTTAGCGTGTGTTTTTTTTCGTAGTGACGGCGTGAAGGTCGCGAGCAGGGGGAGGGAGGGTCCCATGCCCCCTGTGAAGTTTGACCAAAAAAATTTTTTTATTGTTTAAAAAGTTCTCCAGTCCACGCTTTGAGGTAAAACTCTGTTACCTAATTCTGTCTGCTCTTGTGGTGCAGCTTGATCACTTCTAACAAGCTTATCTGACTTCTGTCTGTTACAAGTCAAATGAGCTAGTTGCAAGTTGTCTATGTCACTTGGATGTCCACCTTTCACGATTGGAATGATGTGGTCTATGCATGCTGACATTGGATCTGGATACTTAAGGGAGAAGTCCACCGGGTGTCCACAGATTGCACACACTGACTGGGTGGCATACACCCTCTTCTTGTTCTTCTCAAACAACCCCCTATGGGGGCCATTTTTATCAGGGCGGGGTATATTTTGCATGACCCCTACTCCCATGCTACCCCGTGCAGGTTTCTCTTGCATATTGGACTCACTAATCTCTTGCACCGACTGGTGTTGAGCTTCATTAACATGTGTATCTTTTGCCAGCGCAACAGCAAGTTTTGTTTGCTGTATTTCTTCAATGACTTTCTGAATCTCTAATTTTTTTAATAAATTGTATCCTGCTGTACCTGCTGTTTTACGACTGCATCCATATGCCTTTTGATAGGCTTGTGTTGCATTAAAACAATTGCAGTAATATGCGCAAAATAATTTTTGTTTAGATGTAAGAAAATTATTTTGCATTAGATTTTCAGAATCTTCTTTAAGCATTTTCTTTAAGGTCTTTGTCGTAGCCTTTCGTTGTTCTTTTTTCTGCATAACTTTCTTTGATGCGCTAGCTCTCCATTCACCACGTCTCTTCCATGACCTCAAAGTGTTCTCATTTATTTCTAACTCTAGAGCTATTTCTGATATCGAATAGCCCTCGCTGTATCTTCTCTTGGCTTCTTTCTTTTTTTCTTCGTTCGTCATCATAATCGCATAATAAATGCGGTAGCTTTCGCCACCGCTTAATCAAATTATAAAGGAGTTCTTCAAGGTTGTTCCTCGCTTATAATATACACGACCGGCACCCTGTCTTTTTATGTCCTCTTTCTTTTTCTTATAATTTTATCGACCTCAACTAAAGCCTTGCCATGAAGTTTATATATATATCTATTATCAAACTTCATTTCACCAGCTATGTTGTCCCAGGTCTGCAGTCTGATATACTTCCGCTGCAGTAGTTCAGCAAATGTCGCATCCTCAATCAGGAAGATAACGCGCTCTATCTCTATCCGCTTTGTCCATAACTTATCAACTAAATCTCTCTGCACCTCTCTAAGCTCGATTAGTTTTGTTGCTGTAGCTTCTGTTACTTGGCTGATTCCACTTCCGTGCGGTTGATAATCATAATTGACTCCCTTAACCCCTAGTGTTTGCTCGATGTCGTATATCTGTGTTTCAATCTGTCTTATCTTTTCAACAATTCTTTCATGCTGTTTCATAAATTCTTTTGCTGTCATCATGTCTACCTCACCTCTTCAGCAATATGTTTTAACACACTATAAATTCCTACAGCACATCCCAGACTGCTGCATGGTCCTCTAGTTCCATATCCATTTGACGCATCTCATCCATTTTTCTATATGTTTCGTTTCGATTAACCTTCTTTCCTTTTCTCCACACACTAAGCCTTGGTACTGCTTCATTGGATACCATTTGATACTCAAGATGAGCTAGTTTTGTTACTGGATTTGTATACTTGCGTAATGTATCTCTATCAATCTCATATCCCTTTAAAGGTTTTATATCATCAAGATTCTGAAACAGTTGGCTTATTGATACCCACTCTCTCTTCACAACAGGTCTCTTAAGATTGCGGCTTGGTTTCCATCTACGCTTTGTAGCGTTCTCTGGCTCACGAAAGGTCTTCTGAGTTTCCTTAATCAAGTATTCAGCAAGAACTCTGTAGTTGCGTGTTTTATCTAACGGAGTGCAGCGAATCCTTCCCATCTTCCACTGTCTATTAATCACTTGAAAATCTATGTAGTTATGAACTACATGGTGATGGATTCTCTTATTCTTAAATTCAGTTACCGCGATATAGTAAAACTCCTTATCGAGTTTCTTGTATTCGCGTCTCATTCTCTTTATCCACTTTTCTAATTCGCTGTTAGCCTCTTCAGGTGATAGCTCTTCTGCGTAGGTAAGTGTTGTATGTAGGTCACCAGGATAAAAATTTAAATTGATTAGTCTAGTTAAATTCTTCAGAGCTAACATGTCATTATTCTTTTTTACTGCATCCGATGTAGCCTTTTCCTTCTTCTTTCTTTTTCCACCACGAGGAAAGCTTGCCTTTATGCATCTATCAATAACCGCTCCGGCTATACATGTTTCCCTAATGACTCTTTCTAACATTGTTATTCTCCCGATGAACCTAGTGATAATACTCTGATGAACCTTCATGGCGGATTCTCACCGCCTTTTTTCTTCTATATATATGTAGTTTTTATTTTTTATGGTTATGCAGATGGTCGCAAGGCCATCTGCAGATTTATATGATCTGTAGCTTGTGTAGTTAAGTTACCTACTATTTTGTGCTCTTTATCCTTATTAAGTTGTTGCTACAGTTTCATATCATTTTTTCCTATTGGACCTCTTCTTTTTTCTTGTAATAGCCAGTATCCGTGTTCTGTAATTTCACATATGTATTTGTTAAATCTGTTTTCTCCAATTTGCAAAATTTCATTCGCTATAGTTTCTATCTGACGTTCGTCCAATATCATTATGAATGTTTCGCTTGCTGTGTCAGACTTTTGAAGTATTTCTAATTTGTCCATCTCTTTGTTATTCTCCTTTACTACCTAGAATGGTATATCCTCTTCAGTTGCCTCAAAGCCATCCGGCAGCTCTTCTTGATAGTTTGGTGCACTATCGCTATATGCTTCGTCTGGCTGTCGTGGAGTTCCTTGCTGACTACTACCCAGGAACTCTACATTGTTTGCAATTACATCTGTTGTATATACTGTTTGCCCCTCTTTGTTCTTGTAGCTTCCTGTCTGAATTCGACCATTCACCGCTACTTGCTTTCCCTTATGTAAGTATCTATCACAGTTCTCTGCTTGCTTTCCGAATGTTGTTATTCGGATGAAGTCAGCTTGCTTTTCCCTTCCTTGTGTCCCTGGTCTATCAACTGCAATGCTGAAATGCGTTACTGCAGTTTGATTACCTGGTGTATACACAAGTTCTGGATCTCTTGTTAATCTGCCAATCAGTATTACTGAATTCATTTCTTTTCTCCTTTAGAGGTCCGTAATAAACATCAAAGATGCTGTTGATAAAAGCGCTGTCATAGTTAATATTTGCTCTTTTATGTGCCCAAACATTTCAATAAATACTGGGAGCACACCTATATAAGCCACTCCCACTACTATTGCAGCCATCACAACTTTTGCTTTCTTTTCTTCTTCGTTTCGTTGAAAATAGTCGTGTGTCGCTGTTCCTACGACTATAATTAGCAGTGTTATTATTGGTGTTATCAACATGTTTAACCTCTTTTCTTGCTCTCCTTCGCATCTCTCATCTGTTATTCCCCCTTGTACGGATTCGGAAGCGGCATCCACGCGGTAACTCCGTCAATCTCGGTATCTGTTTCGGAGAGATATACACAATCATCTTCATCAAAAGAATCTATCCACACGTTTTTACCATCGGTTACTAGCACTTCTTCTCCGTAATCAGGTAAGTTTTCAACCATATATGACCAATCGAAATTGGCATATTCTTCCTTTTCTTCTTGTATTAAATTTCTAAAAACGAGTTCGTTCCACTCTGGATTTTTTTCGTATGCTTTCATATTTTCATCCTCTTTCCTAACTCCCATCCAACAATAACTAATATTGCAAATACAGTTTTGCTGATTATTAAATGTGCCATTGTGTCTCCTTATTCATATATTCATTTTCTATAGTTACTTACTCTTTTCGTTTTCTATTCTTGCCATCGTTCTGTTTAGCTTATAATTCATGATTGGCAGTGTATCGATATTAAATCCTTGCTTGAACTGCATTATCATGACTTCTACATCTGCCATTTCCTCACGAACAGCTCTTATATCATTTCTGGCTATCGCTGTAATTAGTTCTGCCAGTTCTTCCACAAGCTTCTTTGTTTGTGCTTCTTCGCCGTAATGTTCCCAAACTTTACGACCCATATCTGCATTTGCATTTTCTAGAAATTCTTTTGTTGTCATCTTCATGATTAGTTCATCATCCTTTCTGCAGCTGCACACGCCTTTTCAAATGTGTCATAATTTGTTTTGAGAACAGTTCCATCCTTATGTATCTTTATCGATTTAGTTTCCCATCTACTTCCACTCTGTAGTCGGATAGCTCTTTTAACAGTTACTATTGATACGCCGCCTTTTCCATTCTCAGGCTTGTAGATTGATTCCTTTATGTCGCCTGCGTCCGAGATTCTTTCTATTATCTTTACCCACTTAATTTTCTTCATCTTCTGGTACCGCCGTTTCTATAAGTTGATTCATCAGCTTTGTTCCTGCCTGGAATCCAATTGCTAATGCATCTACTTCTGTTCCCTCCGGGAGTCTCTTCTTCTCAGCTAGGAATTCGCTTGCTAGGAAGTCCATTATTATCTTGTCTTCCATATTGACCTCTTTATTTGTTCAATGTTTCGAGTTCTGTTGTAAGGATCTTCTTTAATGCTCCTTTAAACTTTTCAGCTGATTCCTTATCCATCTGGCCAAGCTGATTCATGCACTCATTGAATGTAGTCTGTAAATTATTAACATTAATCCTAAACGCTGTTAGAACTTCTCCGCTTGCTACTGCTGCATTAAGCTTTTCAACCTCAGCTTTAGCCTTTGATAGTTCCTCTTCAGTTTTCATGTTTTCTGCTTTTGCCTGGATCTTTGCAGTTGCTACAGCCTTTTCAATTTCCCTGTCCATCTCAACTCTTGCCTCTTCAAGAGCTTTCTTAACCTCTTCATCCTTATTACTCTTGCTCTGCTTTACCTTTTCTTTTTCCTTCTTCAGCTTTTCTTTTAGATCCTCGATTTCTTTATCCCTTTTCTCGAGTTCTTCAGTACTGATTCCTGGTTCAGATTTTTCTTCTTCCAGTTCTTTGATTATGTTCTTTAGTTCAACTATCTCTGTATTTTGTGATTTGAGGTCTGCAATTTCTTCCTTCAGTTCTCTGACTGTCATTTCGGAAATATCATTGTTTTCTACCACCTCTACAGCCACCTCTTCAGGTGCTGCTAAAAGCGCAAACACCTTGGAAATGCTCAAATCCGCAAACGTTTGCGTTTTTGAAAAGAGGCTATTTTCTTCTTCGCATCTTTTGGCCAGAGACATCATCATCTCTGCTTTTCGCTTTGAGAAATCTAGATGTGATTCGCACCATGATTCGAATTCTCCATGATTGAGCCTATCTTTAATAACAAGTAGTCTCTGTCCGGCATTAGCTGCAATCATCATTGCAATGTTGCCTATCATCTCCATCTGGTGATATAGTCCATTGACTTCTATCTGTAGCTCTTCTGTTGTTTTATCAACCAGCTCTTTATTAACTTCATACTCTACGTTCATTATTTCTGACATTATGCTGCTCCTTTCATTGTGGCTTTATCAGCTCTCTTTAATTTCTTCATCATCCTTACTAGCCACTTTTCCACCCATTCTTTTACTCCCTCTTCAGGAAGTCTATTGCCTTTACCGTAGCACTGCTTTAGTTTCATCGTTTTTAAATCAATCTCAACAGTCACAAAGGATTCCTCCTCAGCTCCTACTTTTCTTAATACAAATATCGATGTTCCTCCATCTGTTGCTCTTTCATAATAAGAGGCTACGCAGTTATGATTGTTGCGACCTTCTTTGTTGAACTCTTTTCTATTTCTAAGAGGTCTTATCAAGTACCTACTATCTCCCCAGCACATTTTTTCTAGTTTTGGCAGGAATTCTTTTTCAAACCTGGCTTGTCGTTCTTTATCCGCTTTCTGTCTCTTCTTATCCTGCATCTCTAGATATTCTTCTGATATGCGATCATGTGCTTCTTTAAGATTCTTTGGATACCTATAGTAATCATTTAACGGATATCCGAGTTCCTGAAGTTGCTTAAGATAGTCTTTGTACATCCACTTAACGCTGTGATTGATGTAGTTACTATCTTCCTTCATTCGTTTCTTTTGCTTATTAAAGTATGTTGCTAGCTTTACAAAGTTTTCTTTTTTCCTATTCTCATAGAGCTCCGATGTTTGGAATTCACTTTTTACTAGTCCAATATGGTGTTTTTTTACTTTGCCTTGACTGGCCAGTATTTTGTAAGTTGCTATATTATCTACATCAAACATTCCCCAGCTTTTAAGCTTCTCTATATCTTGGTGCGTTATCCCTAGGAATTCAGGAATTGACTTTGCTCTCCAGTTTGGACCAATGTAGGATGGTAGTTTTAGAGCTTTACGCTCTACAATTTCATTCAATCCCGCTTTTTTAATGAACTCAATCTGTGGATATTTTGCGCAAAGTGCAGCTTCTTTTATCATGTAATCTGCATATCTGAAATCAATATCCATATATTTAAGGAATGTATCTCGTAGCTGTTCTGCAGTAACAAAGTTATATACGCCCTCTTTATCTCGCATGTATACTGAACCATCTTGACATCTCACCCATCCGCCTCGATATTTTCCTTGATACTCATACATAAATTGCTCTTTTTGAGATATGCACATAATCTGTTCTATGTATATCTGTGTGTAGTCCCTCATATCAGAAACTTCTTCTCCGTTATACATCCAAGAAGCATAGGCAGCTACAAAGTAGATTGTTTCATCTCGATAGAACATCCATAAGTATGTTTTGCCACTTAGCAGCGGATGGCATGTGTGTGGCATGAATGTTCTGTTTTCTCCTCTGTACGGTAACCAGTCTCCCTTTCTTATCGTCTCTATGTAATCAAATG